CCGTAACTCTGTTACGGACGCACCCCCAGACCGACCCCTGAAACCGGAAGATGAGCCCTTCTGATGGGCTCGAGCACCTGGCGCGACGAGGCCGCCTGCCGAGGACTCGGCGACATCATGTTCATCATCACCGGGGACGTCGACACCCCCGCACGGCGGGCACGGATCTCACGCGCCGTCGCCGTCTGCCACCAATGCCCCGTCCTCGACGACTGCCACCAATGGACCGAACAGCTCACCGAACGGCTCGTCGCCGTCGTCGTCGCCGGCCGGTTCGAATCCCAACGTCGCGCCCGCGCCATCCGCCACGGCACCGTCGCCGGCTACGCCACCCACCTACGCCGAGGCGAGGTCGCCTGCTCCGATTGCCGGGCCGTCCGCGCCGCCTACGAATACGACCGACGCCGAGCCCGCAAGGAGGCATCGTGAGCGAAATCGACCGCCGCATCAACGCCGCCATCGGCCGGCTCGAGCGGCTCGCCGTCAAACTGCCCGCCGCCGTCGACGCCCTCCTGGACCGCCGCCGCAAAATCGACGGCTGGAACGGCGCCGGCCAGGTCCATGTCCAGCAGACCGCCGAGCTCACCCCCACCGAGGCATCCGTCGACCAACGCCTCCACATCGACCGGCTCATCGCCAACCTGTACGAGGAGATCGACGCCATCGCCCTCACCGCCCGCAACGTCGAGGCCGACTGCGACCGCTACCTCGACGCCGGCCGCCCCATCGTCGACGAACCCAAACCCCGCTGCGACGGAGGCGCCGGATACGAGGGCTACCTGATCCCCACCGGTGAGGGTGGCTGGTCCAACCCCGAATGTCACAACATCCCGAGCGAAGGACGCAAGACCTGCGACCAGTGCCGCGGCCGGGCGTCAACCTGGAAACGGAGAAACGGCAATGTCACCAGCAACGGATAACGAACCGCTGTTCATCACCCGCCCCGATATCGGCGCGTGCTATTGCCTGTCCGACGCACCCGACTGTTGCAGGTGGGATGCGACCTGCCGCCGATGGGTCGGCCCATGCATCCGCGAGGAGGACGACGATGCCTGATTCCGCTAGCGAACCGCTGTTCAGCAGCAGATGGCGTCGAGCCAGGTTCCTTGTTCGTCATCCAAGGTGGCTTTGGCGAGCGACCATCAACCGCTGGCACGGCTACAAGTTTGGGCCGATCGAGCGCCACCGATGCTGCGACCACACGACGCCCGCCCACTACCGCTGGTGCCGTCATGCCTGATTCGTCTGCCGAACCGCTGTTCCATTCCCCAGTCCAATCGCTCGACACTGACGTACGCCGGGTACTGCGCCATCTGCGGGGCACCGATGCCAACCGACCGGCCGTGGTGGTGGGAGGCAGAACGTGCCGAGTGAAAGTTCAGAACCGCTGTTCTGTTGCCAAGAATCGGTGACTGTTGCCAACGATCTACCAGGGGTTAAACCATGAAACCACCATTCCGTCAGATCCGCTGTGCTAACCTCCCGCCGCAAGGCGGGGCGTTGAGGCGGACGGCATGAGCGAGCCGCCGTTCAACTGGCGGACCCAGCGCCTCGACATCAACACCCGGCGACGCTCGGTGCTCACCGAGATGCAGGTCGAACAGGCCAAGCGAGGTGTCGTGTCCATCGAACGCGTACTCATCCTCTGCGTACTTGTACTCCTCGTCGTCTTCCTCGCCATGCGCGTCCTATGACCGTCCGCACCTGTTTGGACTGCGGCATCCCTACCTTCCGCACCACCCGCTGCCCCGACTGCGAACGCCAACGCCAACGCAACCGCAACGCCGCACGAGGCGACCGCTACGGGCTCGAACACCGCCGGCTACGCCGGCAATGGGCCGCCATCGTCAACAGCGGCACCGTCACCTGCGCCCGCTGCCACCGACTCATCGTTCCCAGCTCACGCTGGCACCTCGACCACCTACCCGACGGCAGCAGCCACCCCGCCCACGCCCGGTGCAACGAAGCCGCAAGGGCCAACGTGTGACTCAACGAATGACAGACGTGGACTGGCCCAACCACCCCGACATCCCACGCCCCACCGGGGAAGTCCTAGTACGAATCACGATCCGCACCAACGGCTACTCCGTGGTGACCGAGCCCCCCCTCCATGTCACCGACGTGGACAATGCGCTGGTGGCCGTCCTATACGACATCGTCATGCAACGGCTCGGCATGACCATGCAACAGTAATCGAACGGTCGTACGTTTTTTCCCATATGGGATTTTCAGAGCACCCCGCCTTAGCCACGCGCACGGTTCTGACTGGGCGCCCGTCGACTGCATGATCATGCAGGGAGGTCTGCATGGCCCGACAGGCGAGTCCGGCGCAACGGTTGCGGGCGGCGAACAAGGTTGCGACGACGGAGCGGCCGGTGTGGGCGTCTTGGCGGATCAGGAGGCGTCATGCGCGGGCGATCCGGTTCATTGAGTCGTTCTGTGTGCCCCCCAAGGGGTATGGGGCCGGGAAGCCGATGAAACTGGCCCCGTTCGAGAAGGAATGGCTCGAATCCGTGCTCGCCCCGGGTGTTTCGTCGGCCGCCATGTCGGTTCCGAGGGGCAATGGGAAGTCGACGTTTCTGGCCGGGGTGGCGACGTGGGCGTTGTTCGACGAGGACGAGTCGGGTGCGCCGCAGGTGCCGATCGTGGCGACGACGATGAACCAGGCGATCCGGTCGGTGTACGGGGTGGCGCGGGACATGATCCTCGGTTGCCCCGAGCTCGCTGACCGGTCGATCCTGTATCAGGCGATCGGCAACCAGCGGATCACCGTGCCCCGCAACCACGGCGAGATGTTCCCGATCTCGAACGACCCCGACGGCCTGCAGGGGTTGGACCCGTCGGTGGCGGTGTGTGACGAGATCGGGTTCATGCCGCTCGAGTCGTGGGACTCGCTGCTGTTGGCCTCCGGTAAGCGTCCTCGGTCGCTGGTGGCCGGCATCGGTACGCCGGGGTTCGACAAGTCGAAGTCGGCGTTGTGGCATCTGCGTCAGCAGGTCGCCAAGGGGGTGGCGCTGCCGGGGTTCTCGTTCACCGAGTTCGCCGCCCCCGATTTCTGCGATGTGCGCGACGAGGTCGTGTGGCTGGCGGCGAACCCGGCGCTCGGGGCGGGGTTCATGAACATCGATGCGTTGCGGTCGGCGGTGGCGTTGTCCCCGGAGGGCCACTTCCGCATCTTCCGCCTCGGCCAGTGGGTGGAGGGGGTCGAGTGCTGGCTCGGCGATGACGGTGAGCGGATCTGGCGGGGGCTCACCGCCCCGTGGGCCGGCCAGGTCGACGCCCCGATCTGGGTCGGGGTCGACGTCGGATTGAAGCATGACTCGACGGCGGTCGTCTGGTGTCAGCAGCGGCCCGACAACCGGCTGCACGTCTGGGCGAAGATCTGGCATCCGCAACCGGACGGCCGGCTCGACGTCGCCGACGCCATGCAGTTCCTGCGGGAGCTCACGTCCACCTATGACGCCAAGGCGGTCGCCTACGACCCCCGGTTCTTCGATCTGCCGGCGCAACAGCTCGGCGACGAGGGGTTGCCGATGATCGAGTTCCCGCAGTCGTTGGAGCGGATGACACCGGCCGTGGGCGACACCTATGAGCGGATCTTGCGGGGTGAGCTCGCTCATGATGGGGATGATGCGTTCACGCATCAAGTGTTGTCGGCGGTGGGTCGGTTCAATGAGCGGGGGTTCACGTTGGCGAAGTCGAAGTCGCGGGATCGGATCGATGCGGCGGTGGCGATGTGTTTGGCGGTGTCGGTGTCGTCGGTGCCGCAGGTTGATCCGGTGGATGTAGCGGCGAACGTGTGGTGAGAGGCGAGGTGGCATGGTCTGGTTCCCGGTGCTACGCGCCTGGCTCGGACAACAGACGACAACCGACCGCCGTGCCTTCGGCGACCACCTCGCCGACCTCGGCGTCCCACCCCGCCCGTACGCCACCACCTACTCGGGTGCGTCTGTCTCCGACGACCAGGCGCTTCGGCTCGCCGCCGTCTGGCAGTGCATCGACCTGATCTCCGAGCTCGTCTCCACCCTGCCGATCGACGAGTTCCGTCGCGGCCCCGACGGCGAGCTGCTCGAGCTCGACCGGCCGCCACTGCTCGAAGACCCGTCGGGTGAGGGGTACGGGTGGGAGGTGTGGTGCCGTCAGGTGATGGTGTCGCTGCTCACCCGCGGCAACGTTTACGGCTGGATCGAACGGCTCGGCTCCGACCTGTGGCCGTCCCAGATCGTCACCTTGCACCCCGACGAGATCCAGGCCACCCGCAAGTCGTATTCGGGGCCGGTGGAATGGTCGCGGGACGGCAAGACGGTTGAGCGTTGGCCGGCCGGCCCGCTGTGGCACGTTCCCGCCTACCTCGCCCCCGGCAACCCGATCGGGATGTCACCGATCCGGTACGCCGCCGAAACGATCGGCCTCGGGCTCGCCACCCAGCGTTTCGGCGCCCAATGGTTCGGCGACGGCGCCCACCCGACCTCGGTGATCACCTCCCCACACGAGATCAACGAGACGCAGGCGAAGATCATCAAAGCGCGGGTGATAGCGGCGACACGAGGCAACCGGGAACCGTTGGCGTTGGGTGCCGACAGCAAACTCACAGCGGTCCAGGTGGCGCCGGAGGAGTCACAGTTCCTCGAGACGATCAAAGCGAACGCCGACGACGTGGCACGGTTCTTCTTCCGTCGGCCACCTGGTGAGGGCGGGTCGATCACCTACGCCAACGTCGAAGCCCGCTCGTTGGATCTGTTGTCGTACACGTTGAACGGGTGGATGGTGCGGGTCGAGAAGGCGATGTCACGTCTTCGGCCCCGACCCCGGTTCGTCAAGATCAACGCCGACGCGCTGGTGCGGGTCGACCTGACGTCGCGGTACAAGGCGCATGATCTGGCGATCCGGGGCGGCTGGAAGTCCCGTAACGATGTGCGCCGGATCGAGGATGAGGCGCCGATCACTGATGGCACCGGCGACGAGTACCTGTGGCCGCCGTACAGCACCACCCTGCCCGGCGATGAGCCTGACGAGCCCGAGCCCTTCGGTGTGCCGGTATCGAACGGGAACGGTGATGCCGTACCACGTAGCACAGTCCGGTAGCTGCCCCACCTCCAAGCCGTGGGCGGTGATCAAGGACGACGACGGTCAGGTGATGGGCTGCCACGTCTCGCAGGCCGCCGCCAACCGTCAGCTCGCCGCCCTGTACGCCCAGGAGAACAACATGAGCGACCTACGCAACCTGCCCGATGCGGTCCGTCGCCGGCTCGCCGAAGGGTACGGCGTCGACTTCCTCACCGAACGCCACCCCGGTTTCGACATCGACTACCACAAACGCACGTTGGAGCATCGGGCGACCCGGCGGGTCGAGGTGCGGGCCGCCGCCGACGGGTCGCCGGTGATCACCGGTTACGCCACCGTTTACGGGCACGCCTACGACGTCGCCGGGGGGCCGCCGTTCGGCTGGACCGAGACGATCGCCGCCGGGGCCGCCGACAAGTCGATCGCCGAACAGGACGACGTGTACCTGTTCTTCGACCATGAGGGGCTGCCGCTGGCGTCCACCAAGGCGGGCACGTTGAGTCTCGAGTCGGACAAGATCGGGCTCTACAACGAGGCCCGCATCGACGCCCGGTCGCCGTGGTCGATGGAGATCGTCCACCGGCTCGAGCGGGGCGAGCTCGACGCCCAGTCGTTCGCGTTCCGGGCGATGCGCCAGGAATGGAACGAGGACTACACCGAACGGTCGATCCTCGAGGTGAAGTTGTACGACGTGTCGGTGGTGTCGTTCCCGGCCAACCCGGCCACCGTCGCCCAGGTCCGCTCCCGCCACGACCTGTACCCGAACCGCACCGCGGCGAGGGAAACCCTCGCCGAGATCCGCAAGCTCTGAATTCCGCGCCGGCCGCCACGCCGGACTAGACGCACCACCCGACCCTGTCGCGCCGGACGTCTGACACCACCTGGCGACCACCCGGAACCCCTGAACCATCACGATCCATAGGAGTTCCAATGTCCGATTCCGATTTCGCGTTGCGGATGGTCCGCGACGCGATCAAAGCCAAGCTCGACGAACGCGACGCCATCCGCCGGCGTCACGACGCCGCCGAGGCCGAGGTCGAGGCGATCATCTCGACCAGCGTCACCGAACGCCGTGACATCACCGACGCCGAGACGGCGTTGATCGCCGAGCGCCGCGCCGAGGCCGAAGCGGTCGCCGAGGAGCTCCGCAAGGTCGACGCCGACCTCGACGCCCAGAAGCAGCGCGAAACCCTGCTCGTCGGTCACATGCAGGCGCGTGAAGCGTCGAAGGCGCAGACCGAGCGGTGGGCCGGGATCGCCTCCACCAACGGTGAAACCGCCGTCACCAACGTCCGTGTCGGGTCCGAACCCCGCACCTACAACCGTGACAACGACCGGCGCGGCCAGTCGTTCTTCCGCGACGTCTATACCGCCCAGATCTTCAACGACCCGCGGGCCAACGAGCGGCTCGCCCGCCACATGCAGGAGGCCCGGGTCACCGAGCTCGCCGGCTACGCCGGGCCGGGACCAGAGTCCCGCGACGTCGGCACCGGCGCCTTCGCCGGGCTCACCGTCCCGCAGTACCTCACCGACATGGCCGCCCCGGGCGCCAAGGCCTACCGGCCGACGATCGAGATCTGCAACCGGCACGACCTACCCGCCGACGGCATGACCGTCAACATCTCGAGGATCACCACCCAGTCGGCCACCGCCGCCCAGGCCACCGAAAACTCGGCCGTGCAGGAAACCGACATGGACGACACCCTGCTCGCCGTCGACGTCCGCACCTACGCCGGCCAGCAGGACGTGTCACGCCAGGCGATCGAGCGGGGCACCGGCATCGACACGATCGTGATCGATGACCTCACCCGTGACTACTGGACGAAGGTCGACGCCGCCGTCCTCAACGGTGCCGGCACCTCCGGCACCCACCTCGGGGTCCGGGCGACGACGAGCATTATCGCCGTCACCTACACCGACACCACTCCGACCGTGGCCGAGCTGTACCCGAAGCTCGCCGACCTGATCTCACAGATTCAGTCCGGCGTGTTCATGGGGGTCACCCACTTCATCATGCACCCGCGGCGCTGGTGGTGGCTCGCCTCATCGGTCGGGACGTCGTTCCCGTTCCTGCACGTCTCACAGGTGTCGACCGACCAGGCCGGCAACATCGGCGGCACCGAGTACATGGCGAACAACCGCAACATCCTTGGGGTGCCGGTGGTCGTCGACGGCAACATGCTCACCAACCTCGGTGGTGGCACCAACCAGGACGACATCGTCGCCGTCACCGCCTCGGAGATGCACTTCTGGGACGACGGTGTGCAGTTCATCCGGGCCGAGCAGACAACTGCAGGCAGCCTCACCGTGAAGTTCGTTCTTTACGGCTATAGTGCCTTTAGCGCCGGTCGCTACCCTGGCGCACATGGCACGGTGGCTGGGACCGGCCTTGTGACGCCAACTTTCTGAATTGATATTCACCCCGTCGTTCTAGTGATAGAGTGGCGGGGTGGAATCATTCATGTGCAGTCGCTGCAGCGTCGACCGGCCTTCCGGCGACTTCTACGTCAGCAAGGGCAAGCGGAATTCGTGGTGCAAGACGTGCTACCGACAGTGGTACGCCGGCCGCAGTGGTGGCATGGTCAAGAGGTCGTGCGATTGGTGTGGCGCCGAAATGACGGTTACTGGTCGTCGCGCTGCCGAGGCTCGGATCTTCTGCTCGCGGGACTGTAAAGATCGGGCCAAGAATCGTGCTCGTCAGGATGCTCTCGACACTGTGAAGCCTGAGCGGATCTGTCAGTGGTGTGGCAAGGACATGCCTCGGACGATGCGGTCCGATGCCAAGTTCTGCTCAGCCGGATGTAATGACAAGGCGCACCGGACCACCCGCAACTATCGGCGACGGATGGGCGAGGACGCCCCGGTCAAGCCCCGCAAGGAGCCGTTGGTCAACTTCGCGGCGATCGCCGAGCGTGACCGGTGGCGTTGTCATCTGTGCGGCGGCCGTGTGAGTCGCAGCCGTCAGCATCCCGATCCGTTGTGTGCGTCGCTCGATCATGTGGTGCCGGTGTCGCGTGGTGGAACCAACGATCCGTCGAACCTGCGGCTGGCGCACCTGCGATGCAATTGTGCGAAGGGCGATCGGGCGCGAGGAGAGCAGTTGCTGCTCATGTGAAGGAGATCCCTTGCACGATTCTGTGCTCGCCTGGGCGCCTGCCGCCCTGCCCGCCAGCGACGTGGCAGGCGCCCGGGTGCTCGAGGTCGGCTCGTACGACGTCAACGGGTCGGTGCGTCCGCTCGTCGAGGCGCACGGCCCGGCCTCGTACCTCGGCGTCGATCAGTCGGGGGGGCCGCGTGTCGACAAGGTTGTGTCCTGCTACGACCTCGTCGACACGTTCGGCCCCGACGCCTTCGACATCGTCATCTCCACCGAGATGTTGGAGCATGTCGACGACTGGCAGCGGGCCGTCGCCGAGCTCGCCGGTGTCGCCGCCGACCTGTTGGTGATCACCACCCGCTCCAAGGGGTTTCCGTATCATCCGTTCCCCGGCGACTTCTGGCGTTACTCGATCGGCACGATGGAGAACATCGTCGACGGGATCGGGTTCGTCGGCACCGTCGAGAACGACCCCGAATGTCCCGGTGTGTTCGTCAAGGCCCGCAAACGGAACCCGTGGCCCGGTGTCGACACTTTGGCGCTCGAGGTGGCCGGTGTGACCGGGGTATGAGACTTGTCCGATCGTGGCCGGTCACGGTTCCGGCCGGCCGAGCCCATGTGGTTGACGGCATTGAGCGGATCGTGATGGACGGTTACGACTACCGGATACTCGCCGACGTCGACGACGACCTGATCCTGTTGGAGTGGGACATCGCCGTCGGACGCAGCGACCTCGTCGCTTTCGTCGACGCCTGTCGGCGTGACCCGGAACGGGTGCGGGTCGCCCCGTATCCGATCGAGGTGTCGTTGTCGAACCATCGGTATCCGTTTCATCCGCTGTGGCCGTTCCGTCGTTACGAGACGGTCGACAACGTCCGCTGGTTGAAGACCGGTGAACCGTTCTGTCACCTGTTCGGGTTCGGGATGGTGTATCTGCCCCGGCAGCTCGTCGAAGGGTTCATGGCGTTTTGGGACGGGTTCTTCGATGACGTCGCGTTCAGTGGCTGGCATTACAAGAACGCCGCCGATCCCGAGGTTCCGATCATGTGGGACTGCCGTGCGGTCCATCTTCACTATCCACTCGAAGGGATCATCGATGACCGACGACGCAACGATTCAAGCACTGCGGCGTGAACGGGCCGGGCTGGTCGCCCGTGGCGAGAAGGACCGTGTCGCCCAGGTTGATGCCGAGCTTGAACGGCTCGGCGACACGGGCGATGTGGAGGCCGCGGTCGAGACCGCACCGGAGAAAGCGGTCACGACGCCGGCCCGTAAGCGGTCGGCCAAGCCGTCCCGGTGATCTGTGACCGTCTACATCGAACCGGGTGAGTTCGCTGTCCGTCACGGGATCACGACGACCACCAATCTGGCACGGATCGCCGAGCATGCCGCCGCGGCGTCGCGGCGTATCGACGCGATCACCGGACGCACCTTCGGTCCGCACACCGGGGCGGCCACGGTCCGCACGTTCCGGCCGACGAACTGTCACGTCACACGGATTGACGACGCTTACGAGATCACCGCTGTCGCCACCGACGACAGCGACGACGGCACGTTCTCGACGACGTGGTCGACGACCGATTACGAGACCGAACCGGCGAACGGGATTGGTGTCGACGCCCAGTCAGGTTGGCCGGTCGAACAGTTGGGTGCGGTCGGCAACATGCGGTTCCCGGTGTACGGCACCCGGCGCTGTGTGCGGGTCACCGCGAAGTGGGGGTGGTCGGCGGTGCCGACCGACATCGTGGAGGCCACCCATTTGCTCACCCACCGGCTCTACTACGAGGTGGCGGTGCCCGGTGGGGTCACCACCCCGAATCCCGAGTTCGGCATCCCCGGGGCGCCGTTGATGCGGCCGTACACGTTCGAAGCATTGGTGCGTCCGTTCATCCGGCTTGGGGTGGCCTGATGTCGACCGAGCTCGTCGAGGTCCGCACCGCCCTCCACGACACCCTCACGGCGCTCGTCGACGTCGAGGTGTACCGGCACCGCCGCAAGGACTACAAGTACCCGTGTGTCGTCATCGGCTGGCCGTCCTCGATCGACGTGCGGGCCGACATGGGGATGGCCCGCGATTTCGTGATCAACGTCGAGCTCGCCGTCGAAGTGGTCGACGACGAGTCGTCCGACAATCGGCTGTCCGATCTGCTTGAGGATGCGATCACGCTCCTGTTGGATGCCCAGTCGACGTGGGATGTGCAGCCGGTCACCGACTTCGGTGAGCTGCTGCTCGCCGACAACCGCACCGTGATCTCCTGTCGGCTGCCGGTGGCGGTGTTCTCGTGAGGGTGCTCGTCGCCCACCCGGGTGCCCACTTCAGCGTTGCTGACGTGTACCGCGGGCTGTGCAAGGGGCTGGTCGCCAACGGTTGCGAGGTCGGCGAGTTCAACCTCGATGATCGGCTCGAGTTCTACGCCAGGGCGCACGTCAAGCTCGACGACGGCAGTTACGTCAAAGCGTTCGACGAGTCCAGCGCCCTGCAGATGGCCGGCAACGGGCTCGAGATGTTGTGCTACGAATGGTGGCCCGACGTCGTCGTGATCGTCTCCGGGTTCTTCATCCCACCCAAGGTGTGGATGGTGCTGCGGCAGCGTCCACATCATGTTGTCTACTGGTGTACCGAGTCGCCGTACGAGGATGATCGGCAGTCTCAGGCTGCCCGGCTCGCCGACACGGTGATCCTCAACGACCCCACCAACCTCGACGCCTACCGGGCCGACGTCAACAAACGCACCTTCTACCTGCCGCACTCCTATGACCCCGCCGTCCACCATCCGGCCGACCCCGACCCCGACCTGGAGTGCGATTTCGCGTTCGTCGGCACCGGGTTCCAGTCCCGTGTTGAATGGTTGGAGGCGGTTGACTGGTCGGGGCTCGACGTCCGGCTCGCCGGTTATTGGCAGACCCTCGAGGACGGTTCGCCGTTGTTGCCGTTCCTGATGCACGACCGGGATCAGTGCATCGACAACGCCGACACCGCCCGCCTCTACCGGTCAGCCCGCACCTCACTCAACCTGTACCGCAAAGAACACAGTGACGGCGCTCACGCTGACGGGTGGGCGATGGGGCCACGCGAGGTCGAGCTCGCCGCCTGCGGCACGTTCTTCTTCCGCGAGTCCCGCGGGGAGGGCGACGAACTGTTCCCGATGTTGCCGTTCGTCACCGAACCGGGCGTGTTCGGTGACGCGTTGCGTTGGTGGCTCACCCGCGACGAGGAACGTCGTGAGGCGGCCGAGGCGGCTCGTGCCGCGATCGTCGACCGCACGTTCACCAATACCGCCACCCGACTGCTCGACCTTGTCGGGGCCGGAATAACCGTCGCCGCCTAGGCCGGCGACAACCCCTAAACCAGGAGATGAAACATGGCCCGTCTTTCCGGTCGCAACGGTCGCCTGTACGTGAACCTCACCTCGGGTGGCACCGCTGAACCAATCACGTTCATCACGAACTGGTCGATCAACTCGGCCAGCGACCGTTTCGAGGTCACCGCGATGGGTGACACCACCAAGGTGTACGTCGCCGGTCTGCCCGACGCCTCGGGTGATGTCAGCGGGTTCTACGACAACGCGACCGCCCAGCTCTACAGCGCCGCGATCGACGGTGTGGCCCGCAAGACGTACCTGTACCCGGACATTGTCGGGACGGTCGGCCAGTACTTCTTCGGTACGGCGTTCTTCGACTTCAATGTCGAGACGCCGGTCGACGGTCCGGTCGCGGTGTCCGGTACGTGGGGTGCGGCGTCGTCGTTCGCCAAGGTCGGCTAGCCGGAACGGGCTGCGTTTGTGCAGTCCGGGCAGATCGTGATGCCAGGTGCGGACGTCGGGGTCAGCGAACGGTTGGCGATCACGTCGCGGCCGCAGGCGGTCCGCACCAGAGTCGGCATGTCGTGGACGTCGATGATGATGTGGATCGCGTGCCCGTGGCGGACGAGTGGGGTGTCAGCGGGCAGATCTGCCGCGATGGTGATCACGCCGGAATGGTAGGTGGTGCGGTGGGCGAGCTCATAGATTTCGGTCGCCGCATCGGTCGGATCACCGAACCGGGCCAGTTGAAACGGATCAGCCTGGCCGCCGGCATGGCCGGCAAGAAGGCGTCGATCGCCGTCGCTGCCGGCGACCTCGGCGGTGACTTGACGTTCTCCGGGATGGGCCGGAAAGTGAGATTGGGGGTCGGGTTCGACGTGGTCGGCCCCACCTCGATCAAATTGAAGTACCGGCCGCCGGGCCTGTGGATTCTCGCCGATACCGGCCGACGTGGTGGTTATCCGATCCGTCCGCGTCGCCGACTCGGCGGCGCGGGGTCGGAGCACGCTCCGGCGTTACGCACACCTGACGGCTGGCGTGCCGCTGCGGTCGGCGGCCGTTGGGGTGGAAAGGGGACGTTGAAGTCGGCGATTCGTGTCAGCCGGATCGCCGTGCCACGGGCGGCGTTCAAACAGTTCCAGGTCGAGGTTCGACGGATCGTGAGGTAGCCGAATGCCGTCAGAACGCATTCAGCTGATCATCGACGTCGTCACCGGCAGCAGCAAGACCGCACTCGCCAAACTCAAAACCGACCTGGCCGCGGCCGACACCGCGGTCGGCAAGTTGAAGGTTACGGGCGGGGCGGTCGGCGACTTCCTCAAGAAGAACCTTGCCGTCGGGGCCGCGGCCGCCGGCACGGCGATCGTGTCGTTCGCCTCCAAGGCGATCGGCAAATTCCAGGACGTCGCGCTGCAGGCCGGTGAGATGTCCGACAGTCTCGGCCTGTCGGCCGAGGAGGCGTCCCGGCTGGCCGAGGTCGCCACCGACATCGGTGTCCCGGTCGACGCCGTCGCCTCGGCGATCGGCCGGATGAACCGGGCCGCCGCCGACACCCCCGGTGCGTTCGACGACATCGGGGCGGCGATCGCCCGCAACGCCGACGGGACGGTGAACGTCAACGAGACGTTCCTGAACACGATCGACGCCCTCAACGGCATTCCTGATCCGGCGGAACGGGCGTCCAGGGCACAGAAGATCTTCGGGCGGGGCTGGCAGCAGATCGCCGAGCTCGTCGGGATGGGTGCCGACGAGGTTCGGGAGGCGTTGGCGTCGGTTGCCGACTCGAAGGTGATCGACGACGGCGAGGTCGCCAAGGCTCGCGACTTCCGTGCCCGGATGGACGAGCTCACCGACAGCCTCGAGGGGTTCGCGCTGGTTGCCGGCGAGATCCTCGTCCCCGCCGTGGGGGAGGCGTTCCGCAAGCTCGGCCAGATCATCGACCCGTTGGGCGACGTGCTCGACGACGCCGCAGAGTCCGGTGAGAAGTTCGACGACTCGATCGACCGGGAGAAGATCCAGAAGGCGTGGCAGGAGGGTCGCCTACTCGAGGCCACCTACGTCGGGGTCGGCTCGGAGGCGGCGAAGGCCGCCGAGGACACCGAAGAACTAGCGGCGGCCGAGGAGGAACAGGCCGCTGCGGCAGCCGAGGCTGCCGAGGCCGTCAAAGCGCAACAGGATGCGACCGAACGGGCGGCTGAGGCGGCGGAACGGGCAGCCGACGCACACCGGGCTGAAGCGGATTCGTTGTTGGCGGTCGTCGACGCCTACCGGGCGAAAGCCGACTCGGCGTACGGGTTGACGTTGGCGCAACGCGACACGGCACGGTCGCAAGAGGATCTGAACACGGCGGTCACCGAAGCCAACAATGTGCTTGCCGACTCCGAGTCGACCGACGAGGACAAGGTCGACGCGCTGCGGAAGGTGCAGGACGCCGAAACCAGCCTGATCGACGCCGTCAAGACCGAGGCGGCGGCGACGGTTGAGGCGGCCAAGGATCGCAAGGCGGCGAAGGGCGCAACGCTGTCGGCGGTGGCGGCCGTCGACATCATGAACCGGTCGCTGCTCGATCAGGCGTCGAACACGTCCGGCCCGGTCCGGGATGCCCTGGTCGACCACATCGCGACGCTCAACGGGATTCCGCCGGAGAAGGCGTCGGAGATCCTGGCTCTGATCGACGAAGGCAAACGTCGTCAGGTGATGCGGAAATTGAACGAGGCGTCGGCGCCTCGGACGGCGGCGATCACCGCCGAGGCCGAGACGGCGGCCGCCGAGGATGAATTGGCGAACCTGGCCCGTGACCGGTTCGTCCACTACTACGCGGTTACCCATCCGGGCAACGTCAACCCGGGCAGCGCCGCCGCGGCAGGGATGGTCGGCACCACCGGCAGTCTCAACGCCGGTGGCGGCAATTACGTTCAGGAACAACTCAGGCGGGCGGCGGCGCTCAACCGTCAGGCCGACGCCCAGCAGGCGCTCGCCAAATCGTTGGGCGATACCGAGGAGGGCAACGACGCCGCGGCCAAAGCGGCGGACCTGTTCAGGCAGGCGCAGGAGCATGTCGAGCGTGCGGCCAGCGCAGCGAACAACGCGATCGGTGAGCAGGCCGACAGTCTGCGTGAGCTCGCTGACGCGTTACGGGAACAGGCCGCTGCCGCCGCGGATGCGGCAGCGGCCGATCAGCAGCGTTCGGAGAGCCTGACCGAGGCGATCGACGTCCAGCTCGCCTACGAGGACACGGTGGCGGCGACCGCCGAAGCGCTCGGATTTGCCGGCCGGGCGTTCACCACCGAAGGGGTGTCGGCGGCGCAACGTGCCGCCGCGGTCAACGACGCCCAACAGGCC